TGGTCCGGCAGGTCACGATTCCCGAGATCGTTGCGGAGATGCTGCTACAGCGCGAACAGGATGGGGCAAGCAAGGTGTATCTCGGGCAGTTGCGGACCACCTTGAACCGCTTCGCCGCCAAGTTCCCCGGCGAGATCCTCGAAGCCACCTCCCAGGAGATCGACGCCTGGCTGCGCTCGCTGGACGTGGCGGCCGGGACGCGCAACTCGATGCTGCGCTGCATCAAGGTGTTCTTCTCCTTCGCCCGCGAGCGCAACTACCTGCCCGAGGACCGCGGCACGGCGGCGGACACGGTGAAACTGGTCAAGAATGTCTCGGACAACTACTCGATCTTCTCGCCCAAGCAGATGGCGACGATCCTGCACGCCGCGCCGCCCCGCTTGATTCCGATTCTAGCCATCGAGGCGTTTACCGGGATCCGGGTGGCCGAGCTGAGCCGCCTGGATTGGTCCGCGGTGGATCTGGACCGCCGGATCATCGAGCTCCGCGCGGATCAGGCGAAGACGGCATCGCGGCGGGTGGTGCCGATCCCCGACAACCTTGTCGCGTGGCTCGCCCCCTTGGAGCGGCAGGGCAAGGTCGTCTCCGCGAAGAATCTCTACGTGGACATGACCGCCTTGGCCCGGGCGCTCAAGATCCCGTGGCCGCGCAACGTGCTACGGCATTCGTTCATCAGTTACCGGATCGCCATCGTGAAGAGCGCGGACCAGGTCGCCCTCGAAGCGGGCAACTCGCCGTCGATGATCTTCAAGCACTACCGGGAGCTGACGACCGAGCAGGAGGCGGAGAAGTGGTTCGGGATCCTGCCGAAGGACGGCCAGCTGGAGAACACGTTCACCTGCGACAAGCGGACGGGGCGGATGACGCTCAACGGCCGGGTGATCTGGAAGTGACGGGCCGTTCAATCCGCGCGCCAACGTGGCCACAGAGACGCGGAATGGTTTTGTGAGGGGCCGGAATACTGCCACCCCTTGTGCGGGCGGCACGTGCTCCTACGCGGTTCCAAACGCTCAATTCGAGGCGGGGAAGGTGAGGGGCATCACCGCGCGCTGGAACCTATAGGAAAAAACTTTCCGGAATCGAGGCCCTACGCCCGCGGTTGTCCTATCCCCCTTGGCTAACTCCGAAGCGTTCCGCATCGTCATGACCACAATTGATGACCCATCCGCATCCTCCACCTGCCCGCGCCATTCCCGCATCTCTTCCCGGGCAGAGCTGGCGTTTGATCTTTCCGATCGTCAGCCAATCGGAACGGCTCGTGGCGTCGCGGCCATCAACGTCCGCGCTTCTTGGCCGCTTTGACGGGCGGGGCCTCCGCTCGCCCGGACGCGGCGCTCCGCTTGCCGACCTTCTTCGCCGGCTTCTCCACCGCCGCGTCCCCGAAATCGAGCGGCAGGACCAGGCGGCCCTCGTTCCGCTCCACATGATTGCCCAGCGCCCGCAGCGCCCAACGGAGGATTGTCGCGGAGCTGACGCGGTAGCGCTCGGCGAGACTGCCAAGCTCCTGCATCTCGCCCTCATCGAAACGAACCGTGATTCCTTGTTTCTCGGTAGCCATATCAAAACATGATTAAAACCCCCGATCCGGTTGGCAATAATCTTCTTGCGAGCGGTGCGAACCGGTGCAAAACGATGCGCGTGCATTCGATCCGCGTTGAACTGGATGGTGAGGACATGGCGATCGTGGAGAGGGTCCGCTCCCTCGGCTTCTCCAGCAATGCCGAGGTGATCCGCGTTGCCACCCTTGCCTGGACCGAGCACGCGACCCGGCTTCTGGCCGAGCAGCAGGCGGCACTCGATGCGGACTGTTCGAATCCTCCCGGGGGTCCCGCGGACATTGGGATCGCCCCTCAAACCTGAGGGGAGGCTCGGAGAATCTCAAGCCCAAGGGCCAGTTTCGGTCTGCGGTGCCGCAGGAGGGAGGTATGCATCCACTCGACATCCTAGCCCGGAATCCGCGCATCGCGGCCTCCTTCCGCTGGCTGGAGCCCGAGTGCTCGACCGGAGCACCGAGACGCTGGAGTATCGAGTTTTCCAAAGATCTTTTTCCGCAGGTGTGCCGTTCCCCGCGTCCGAAAGGTTCAGCGACGAAGGAAGTTTCAATCCGCAGCAAATCTAAGTCAGGGAAACCTACCCGGCCGCAAACGGAGCATCCACCAAAGACTCCGGAGCTTCTCCTGTCGTCAGGAGAACCGACTGTGCGTTGACACCCCCAACAGTGCGCGACAATGAAGGCTCCCATCACCTTACCTCCCGCCCGGGCGATGGACACGAGCAACCCCGTCGAGGCGATAGGATGCTCAGGTCCTGTCCAGCCCACCCTGATCAAGAAGAAGGAGCTCGCCAAGCGACTGTCAGTGCGCGCTCCATCGACGAGTGGGCCCGGAAACGAATGATCCCTTACCTCCAGATCGGCCCCCAGTTCTACCTTTACGACTTCGAGGCAGTTCGATCCGCCCTCCGGAAGCACTACCAGGTGGACGCCGCGAGCTGAACGGACGGAAACGAAAGCCCCCGGACGGTGAGAATTCACCGGGGCTTTTTTGCGGTCGGATGCCTTGGATCGACTTCTGAGCCTTCATCCATTCCCGACGTTTGAATGCCGCGGACGGTTCACAGAGCTGCTCAACCAATCGTCTACTGGCTTGATCTCCTGCGCAGTTTGCCCACCATTCGACGAATGGCAGCGATTGACTCTCCCCATCCGGTAGACCTCGAAGAATTCGTCCTCGATTTTGTCCATCTCAAGAATAGCGAGGTCAATACCAGCGACTTGGATCAGGACGTTGACGAGGAGGAAAATGAATATGACCGCTACGCTGAATTGGAGCGGATGCAGGACATGATTCCCGCCGATGCCATTGAAATCGGCACCTTTGAAGATGAGGTGGAAAACTTCACCAGTTGGGAAATATCCAATCACTATTACGTAATTCCCTGGAAGGGAAAGGATTTCGACTGGGCTCTTTTCCGGATTTCCTGGGATGACAACTGGGGTCGCTATGACTGGGACGCCTGTGCAAGGGTTGCCGGTGTTGTTGAGGGCCGGACCGCTGCCAAGCTCATGCTCCAGGCTCTTTTCGAGAAATGGGGCTACGACCTGGAGAGCGATGACCACAAGGCCTATCGGGACTTCATTGAACGGATCTAGCCGCCTTACCTGAAACCTCGGGCACTTCGGCCAATAGCCAGTGTGAACAAAACCATGGAATTACCCAGAAAAGGAAAACGTGTCCGAATCTCCGTCTACTGGCCGGACGATTGGAAGGAGATCATTCTCAATCCTGAGGACTGGGACTCGATACTAGCCGGTGAGGCATTTGACGACGCTGGGCAAGGTTTCAGCTATGAGGGAGAGGATTTCCAGGATTGGTGGTATTTCTCCGGTGGACTGAAAGGCGAGTTGCGGGTGACTTACGATGACGACGGGGAAGGTTTTTGCGGCACTCTGGAAGAAGCGGAAATTGAGGAAGTGGAGGAGGAATCTTCATGATTGGTCTGCAGCCAGCTGATGGTGTGAAATTCGCCTGTGCCTATACCGTGGACGTCATGCCATTCGAGTTCTTGGAAGTGGCGTTTTTCAGGCGAAACGGACAGGTGGACGAACTTTTTTTGAAGCAAATCATCGGAACGGTGACTGAGGGGCGGAGAGCCATTGCCGAAATCAATCGAATCGTGAAATCCGGGATAGCAGGGTTCGACAATCATCTTGCCGCGACCACTTCGGACCTGGAACTTTCGGCCTGCCTCCGGCTCATCGGCAAGCACATCCGCTCGGGACTGGGGTGCCAATGGCCGGGGAGGTTTTTGAAAGCCGGGCTCATCGACGAGGATGCGTTCCGCAAATTGCGGAGCGGCATCGAAAAGGAACTGGAGGAAAACGCGAAAAGTGCCCGGCAGGCGGAAACTGAGATCATTCGCGTTGCACGCGAATGCGCGCTCCAGCCGGAACCTACTGGCACGAGCCAAAACACTTGGCGAGCTCGGTGCCCGGGAACCAATCACCCCATATACCTGAGCACCGAAACCAATTCATTCGGGTGTGGATGGTGCAAACGAAAAGGATCGGCCAGGGAACTCCGTCAGTTCGTCGACGAACGTAGGAACAAGAAAACCAGCCGACCAGTAACCAGGAATGGAGTCCCCATCTTCAGTGACGGCAGGTATTGGTTGAAAGGCCACTGGCCGGCGATCATGAAAACGCTTCTTGAGTTTCCGGATCGCACAGCTCCGAGCGTACGTGATCTTGCGATCAAGGTCGGTGATGGCCGGATTCATTGGGGAATCGTTCACCGATGGAACACCATTCCCGAAGCCCTCGTTTCACGCATCCGGTGCGGATCCCGTATCCAGCTCAAGCTGACGGATCTAGGGTTCCAAGTCATTGGAAACCCTAGTTGCTTCGGGTCGTAGGATTGCCTCGTTGTCAGTGCTTCACAACCACCTGTTGGATAACGCGATCGCTGCCTTCAGTATCCTTCTCGTTGGCTTTCCTTTTGTTGGCCTCGCCCAGCTGCCGGTCACCGGTCTCTTTCGATGCAGATCCGCTGGAGCCGGAGCTTGCGCACGACCGCGTTGACCGTCTGGAGCTGGATGCCCGCGCGGAGTAGGGCGTCGGTGGCGGCAAGGTGCGTGGATGTTTCCCCGCTGGCGGTCAGGTCGTCGGTGATGTTGTCGATCAGCCAAGAGATCACGTTGCCGGACGGCGGGCCGTAAGCGTGGTCGCTACCACCTCCCGGTCTTTCTGCGCTGCATAGCGCAGCGTTGATAGAGTCGCGTCGGATGAATGCTACGCACGACTCCCTGGTGAAGTTCGACCGGCGCGAACGTCATAGCGCGATGCTTTTGAGCAAACGGTCGCGCCTTTCGACAGCTCATCTCTGGTTCCCGCGGCCCTCAAGAACCAGTGCGGGATGGAAGCGAGGATCCGGAATTGACCTGCAACACAACGAAGCCCCCCGGACGGTGAAAGCCATCCGGGGTTTTTTTTGTTAGCCGGATCCCGGCCAACCGGGTCGTGATCCGCCTTGCCCGGATGGCGGCGACGGCCGCGGGGTTACGGGATGGGTGAAACGACCGCCCGGTCCTGGACCCGCCGCCAGTTGGTGCCGTCGTAGAACGCCATGGTCGGGCCGTCGGCCTCGTCGGACACGTAGGCCATGGCTCCGGTGTAGGATGCGCCGGTCGGGAGCGTGGCGAGGGTGTAGCCCGGGAAGATCACCGGCTGGCTCGCCCGGATGCTGCCGATGACGTCGAGTCGTTGGGTGGGGGTGGCGGTGCCGAGCCCGAGGTTGCCGGTGGATGCGACGAACCGGCAGACGCGTGCGGTATTGCCGAAGATCACGACGCCCTCGCTGGCGGCGGAGCGGTTGTACTGGAGTTCGAGGTTCCCGTTCGGGCGGTTGAGCTGGCCTCCCGAAAGGGTGGCGGACCCGTCGGAGATGCCGTTGCTGAACGTCTTGAGCCCGGTGACGGTCTGGTTGCCGGTCAGCGCGATGTAGAGCGTGTTGTGGTTGTGGTTGCCGGTCGCCACGGTGAACGCGGCGGTGCCGGTTGGCAGCCGGCCGAAGGGCACGGTGCCGGTGGCGAGGTTCGATGCGTCAAGGGAGCCGAGGGCGGAGCCGTCGCCCGAGAACGAGGCGGCCGTGACGCCGCCGGTCACGGCGAGGTTGCCGGTCAGGGTCCCGTCGCTGTCGGACCGGATCAGCTGGCTGGGGTCCAGGCCGCCGACGGTGCGCGCGTCCGCGGCGTTGATCTCCGCCACGGTGTCGGACGAATGCCGGTGATAGATCCGGCCGTCGGTGGTGTTGATCGCGATTTCCCCGGGCGAGAGGTCCGAGAGCAGCGGGACCTTGGAGGATTCCGCGGAGCGTTTCAGGGTGAGGGTGACGGCCATGGCTCAGAAGGTGCCTCCGTCGAAAACCACATTGTCGATGGTGCCGCCGGTGATGCTGACGTTGTTGGCGTTCTGGGTGGAGATGGTGCCGAGCAAGAGGGTGGCGCGACCTTCCGCGGCGTCGGCGTCCGCCATCATGCTGCGGCCGAACGCCGTGAGAGGGGCGTTTTGCGCGACGCCGGATCCGTCGATGTAGGGGAAGTTGTTGCTCGCGGGCGTCAAAGCCCCGAGCGGGCCGAGGATGTTCGAAAGGAAGATCGTCGGGTTGCCGCCGACGCCGTCGCCTGCCGTCACGCCGATGCCGCTGGAGTTGGAGGTGATCGAGCGGGCAGCCACCGTGCCGTTGCCGGTGCGCACGATCATGCCGTTGGTGGCCAACTGGTGCAGGGCGAGGGCCTGGCCGGCGAGCTGGAGCTGGGAGCCCGCGGTGAGGCCGCCCGCCTCCGACGCGTTGACGCTGAGGGTGGTCCCGGTCTGGGTGAGTCCCGCCCCGGCGGTGATCGCTCCGGCACCGGAGAACTGGGCGAAGTTGATGGCCGTGGTGCCGACCACAATCGCGCCGGACCCGGAGAGGACCCAGCCGGTCGTGGAGTTGACGGTACCGGACTCGACGAAGGTGAACAACCCGGGGGTGACTTCGGCATTGGCGTCGGCGTCGTCGGATCGCGTCCAGGCACCGGCCGCCACGAGGTAGATGCCGTTTTGCGTCGCGGTGGTCTGGTTCTTGACCAGCACGCGGTCACCGGCGGTCACGGCGATCCCGTCGATGGTCTGGACACCGGAAAGCGTGATGTTGCCGGTCGTGGCGACGCGGACCGACGCCTTGGCATCGAGGCCGGTGCGCGCGGCGTCGACGTAGGCCTTGGTGGCGGCATCCTGGGCACCGACCGGGTCGGCCAGGCTGGTGATACGCTGGTTGTTGAAACCGACCGCGGCCGTGGGCGATGCCATCTGGTCGAGGCGGCTGGTGCGGACCTGCGTGTCAAAGTCGCCGGTCTTCGAGGCGGTGAGCGTCGGGATGTCGGCAACGGCGAGCGTGGTGCCGGCGGTGACCCGGCCCTTGGCGTCGGTCGTCACCTTGGTGTAGGTGCCTGCCGTGCCGACGCCGGCGAGCGTCAGGGCGATGGCCGTGGCGCCGGAGCCGGAAGCGTCGCCGCTCACCGTGATGCCCTGGTTGCCCGTCAGGTAGTTCTGGGCCTTGACGAAAGCGGTGGTGGCCACGGCCGTGGTGTTGCTGGCCGTGGCGGGAGTGGTGGCGGTGGCGCCGGAGCCGAGCGCGACGCTGCCGGTGAAGGTCTTGGCACCGGAGATGGTCTGGGAGTCGCCGAGCGAGACGAAGGCACCCCGGCCGCCGATCGCGTCGACGGTGGTGGCCGAGCCGCCGGAACCGCCCGATCCCTTGCCGTAGTAGAGGGTGTTGTCGACCTCGTTGAAGGCGAGTTCGGCGTTTTCGAGCGAGGCGGGCGCGCCGGCGTTACCGGTGCTGCGGCGTTTGATGCGGATGGTGTTTGGCATGGTCGTGAGGACGGGTGGTTAGAAGTTTCCGCCGTCGGTGAGAGTGTCCTGGCGGCGGTTGGTCCAGTGGCTCCCCTGGAGGCTCAGCAGGTCGCCGTCCGCGGCGTCCTGTAGATGGATGCCGAAACCGCCGATGTCCGCGGGTCCCGGCGGGCCGGGCGGTCCCTGGGCGGATACTTCGGCGACCAGCACCGGCCCGGGTGGCTCCACGACGACGAGGAGCGGGCCGGGCGGCTCGACAATGACGATGGCGGGCGGGTCATGGTGCATCGCGACGGGTGACGGTGGACCGGACTTTGACGGGTCCCTCCATGAGCTTGAAGACGACCCCGTCGGGCGTGGTCACCAGCAGGTCCCAGAACAGGTCGAAGCGCCGCAGCTCGCACGCGCGGTCGTCGACGACCAGTTCGAAGGTGCCGGCTTCGGGAACCAGCGCGGCGACCGCCACCTGTTTGACCAGCGGGCCGTTCCAGTTTTCCCGGATCTGGGCGTGGAGCTGGCAGCCCCGGAGGTCGAAGGGATCGCCGTCCGGGCCGCCGGTCCGCAGCGAGACGCCGCGTGTCCAGACGGTCCCCTGGTCGAGGGTGATCGGCAGCCGGGCGGGGTCGCGCATGTCAGCGGGGGCGGAAGAGTTCGGCGAGCCGGTTGGCGCTGTCCTTGAGGATCGAGGCGACCGCGAAGATGGCCGCGCCGGTGGCGGGATCGACGAGGGGGACGACCTCGAAGGCGGCGACGATTCCGGCGATCTTGGCGACGAGGGTGAGGAACTTGAAGGCCTTCATGCCCCCCGGGGCCGGTGTCAACCGCCGCGCATCTTGCGGATCATTCCGACGAGCGACATCAGGCCGACGAGCAGGCCGACGACCAGCGACGAGACGCGCAACGTCCACTCGATCTGCTCTTGCAACGAGGTGATGACGCCCAGCACCGGCGAGGCGATGCCGACGATGGCTTTGAGAATGTAGTCGATGTCGAAGGAATGGCGCATGGTCGGAAGATGCGGAGGAAGCTGGGCTCATGGGATTTCGGTGAGGATCCGCCGCCATCCGTCGCTGGTCGTGGTCATGTCGTTGCGGGTGCAGATCCAGATTTCACCTTCGGTCACGGCGAGCCGCCCGAGCCATCCGGGAGTGCCCTCGGTCATCACGGTGCTGTCATGGTTGGACGGGACGAAATCCAGCACCGCGGGATACCAGGTGCCGCCGATGTTCTGCATCGGGATGGAAAGGTCGGGCGGAGCCTCCGGGGCGTTGATGGAAGCGCGTACCCGGGAGCGATGAAGGGCGCTCAGCGATTCCTGGATGTCGTGCCGCAGGTAGTTGGGATGCGGGTCCGCTGCCCCCAAGTGAGCCGCCATCGTGGCAGCCAAATCGGCGGGCGAAGCGATGTTCTGTGGTAGGGGATAGGCCGGTTCCGCATCGACGGGCACGCCTTCCGTGCCGCGGTTCACGTCGTTCTCGACCATGACGAGGAAGGTCCGGGTGGAAGTCGGCTGGCCGCCGCCCTCGCGCCAGGTGATTTCGCCCATGAGGCCGATCTCGGAAAGCTCGGTGCCGGTGGAAGAACCGACCTGCATCGCCGAATCGAGCTCGACCGTGTTGAAGCTCGGCGAGCAGGAGTAAACGGGGCTGGTCGCGCCGGTTGCCGGAGGCACCCACGCCGATTCGTGGACGAGGTAGCCCACGTCGTAGCGCCCGCGCGGCTTGAGCCCGAGTTGGAGCTCCAGGGTGGCCGGGTTGCCGATCTCCGCCGCGGTGGTCCCGTTGGCAAGGAAGCTCACCTCCAGCTTCGCGGCATCCCCGCGCTTGAAGCGCAGCGAAGTGACCGGGTTGCGGAATCCCGGCCCCTCGATCAATTCCAGCGTTTCCAGGTCGACGTAGAGCCTCACGCCGGTGGGCTGCTGTCAACCGGCGCTCACGCGGCCGAAACCAGCCACGCCACCTGGTGGACCAGCAAGCCGGGCGGCTCGTTGCCGGGCGTCGGATCGGTCACCCCGGCAAAAACTCCGTCGCGCCAGTAGAGGATGCCCGAAAGGTAGGGTTGGCCGTAAAGTTCGCCGTCGTTGTTGTAGGTGAAATTGTGAATCTCCAAGTTGAGGTTGCCTCCCCCGGCATCCTCCGAAAGCAGGGATTTCACCAGTCCGTCGCGCACCGTCATGGTGATCTTGAGGGCTGCGGTCACCCCGGCGTCGTAGCCGTTGCCCTCGATGCGGATTTCCTGGGGGAGGGGATCGCCCGGATTGGGCGGCTCGCACTTCACGCGGATTTCCGGCTGGGTCGCCCGCCCGGCGATGCTGCGGAACCGGGCCGGACCATCCGGAGGGTCCTCGTCGGGCTGGCCCGAGCCGTCCAGCGGTTGAACCCAGACCGGCTTGCCCGCGCCGACGTTGGTCGCCCGGAAGTCGAGTTCCACCTCGTCGGCGGTCTGGTTTTCGCTGATGCCGTAGTCGCCGCGGATGGTTCGGAAGCGGTAGATGTTGGAATCCTCCTTGTGGTCCTTGAACACGTTGGCACCTCCTCCGACGTTCTCTCCGGTCCAGAGCTGCGCCCAATGCTCGATGTCACTCTGCTGATAGACCTTCACCTTCGGCGTGCCTCCGTCGTCCTCCAGCTTGAAGAGCTTCACGAAATACTCGCCGTCGCTTCCCGATCCTTCCGGGTCCTCGGGGTAGTAATGGTTGCCATCCTGGTCCTCGGCAGCAGCGAGGATTTCGGGCTCCTCGCTGATCTCACCCATCTCGTCGGTGACGATCTTGCACCAGAGGGTGTCGCCGAAGGACATGGCGATCTGCGGCCGCGGGATGGTGTCGAGCGTCTCTTCACCCACCTTGGGGATGTGGAACTTCACCGTCGGGGTGTCGCCGGACTTGGGCTTGCGCTCGATCACCCAGCCTTCCTTGACCGTGACCCGGTAGCCGCCGTCCTTCTTCTCGATGCCGATGACCGCGAAGGGCGGTAACGCGGGAGTCGGTGCGAGGCCTGGACCGGTGCGCGAGTATGCGAAGCCGCCCGACGAGGCGATGAGTTCGAGCCCCGTCCCCGGTCGAGGCGTGCGCGAGGCGATGGCATCGAGCATGGCGTTCCAGTCCTCGGCGAGCACCGGATCCCCGCGCTTCTTTCTGGGTGGCAGCCGGTTCATTCCTCCTCCTTGTAAATGTCTTCGTCCCAGCCGCCCCGGTCACTGGCCAGCCACTCCATCTCGATCCGGTAGGACTTGCCCTCCTGCGACTGGCTCACGCCGTTTAGCAACCAGTTGCGGCCGCCGGCCAGTTCCGGCACCGGGCCCGATGGTTCGGAAATGTTCCCGATGTCGTTGAGATCTGACGACTTCGCCGGCTTGTCGCGCACCCAGCTTTCCCGCCAGGTCACCCGCGGGCTGTAGTAGCTGGTCTGGCCGCGCTCGATCTTGCCGAGGCCTTCCTTCCCCAGGTCGCTCTCGATCTTGTCGCGGAGCTTGTTGCCCTGGTCGTCCTTGTCCTTGCCGGACTGGATCAGCTGGATCGCCTCGCGCTCCTTGTCTTCAAGGTCCTTGTAGCGCGGGTGGCTGAGCAGCGGCTCCTCCGAGAGAGACAGCCCCATCGAATAGACGGCGTTGTTCTTCTCGTCGTCCTCTTCCTTTTCCTCCGCCCCGGCGTATTGACAGACGATTTCGGCAAGGTCGCCCTCGGTGAAGCTGGCGGTGACCTGCGAGACCTGGATGAAGTTGATCTCCGGATGGACCGTACCGGGTCGCGGCATCAGGGCGACGGCGGAGCTGCGGTGGCAAAGGAAGATCTGGGTGGCGGTCCACTTGCCCTCCTTGTCGATCTGGACGGAGTAGCCGGGCTGCGGATAGAGGCGTCCCGGTTGGATGGCAACGTGTCTCGGCATCTTGGCCTGGGCGCGGCGTCAACCGAAGGCCGCCTGGCCGCTGCCTCCGAGCTTGTCGACCCGCCGATTGAGATCGTGCAAGAGCCGGTTGGTTTCGCCGGTTAGCCGGTTGTTCTCGCGCTGCGCATCCAGCGCCCCGGACGAGTAGCCACCGCCACCGACCTTGCCGAGGGAGGTGACAATCGGGGCGAGGGTGGCAGTGCTGGGTTTGGCGGCTGAAGGCGCGCTGCCGCTGACCTTGCCCGCGGCTGCAACCGTCTTGGCGGCATCCTCGGGCTTGGGCATCGTGTCGCGGATCGAGGTGACCACCTTGCCGAAGCTGTCCCGCAGGCCGCGGGTGTTGATGAGTTCGCCGCCGGTGGATTCGCCCGCTTTGCGCGCCGCCTCAGCCACCCGCTCGCCGAGCTTCGGTGCTCCCTGGCCGATAAGCCCCTGAGCGCCTTCGGCGATCTCTTTGAAGTTCATGCCGAACAGTTCCGCGCCGGCTTCCTGCCGGTCCTTGAGGATGCTCGCGAAGTTGGTTTCCACGTCGCCGGCCTCGAAGCCTAGCAGCTCGTCCATCCCCGGGATCTTGAGTAGCCCCTTGAGCAGGTGGGCGATCACCCATTCCATGCCCGCCTGGAGATAGACGATGGGCGTCTGGAAGGCATTGAGCAGCGCGGCCCCGAAGCCGGCCGCCAGCCCGAGCAGGGTGGTGCCAAGGCTCTTCCACATCGCGCCGTCGGTGATCAGGTTCCAGAAGAACTCGATGGCGGCGCGGAAGCCGTTGACCAAGGCGTTCACGCCCACCGCGAAGCCGAGCTTGAGGGACGATGCCACGAGGTCGAGCAACTGCCCGCTCTTGAAGGCCGCGATCACGAACATCACCGCCTCCTTGACCCGCAAGCCCGCTTCGGTGGCGAGGGGCGTGAGCTTCTGCACCAGACCGATGGCCTGCTCTACCAGCGGCCGGATGGCGTCGTTGATCGGTTGCCCGAGGGTGAGGAACACCTCGTTGATGGTGTCCTTGAGGGTGGAGAATAGGCCGGAAGTCGTCTTGCCCTGCGCCTCCATCATACCCGCGAACTTGCCGCCCTGCGAGGTCATATCGATGAACGCCCGCTCGATGGCCGGGAAGCCGACCTGGCCGGACTCGACTAGCTTCTTCACCTCGGAATCCGAAACGCCGAACTGCTTGGCGAGTTCCTGGATGATCGGGATGCCGCGGCCGGTGAGCTGGTTGATGTCCTCAGCGAAGAGCCGCCCCTGGACCCGCGCCTTGCCGTAGAGTTCCGCGATCTCGTTGACGGGAGCCTGCACGCCCGCAGACACGTCGCCGATCCGTCGGAGGGTTTCGGGCACGGAGTCGGCGGATTCACCGAAGGCGATGAGCTTGCGGCCGGCATCCGCCAGTTCCGGGAACTCGAACGGCGTCTTGGCCCCGAGTTCGCGGAGTTTGCCGAGGGTTTGCTCCG